TTCTCTTTAATTTTTTGCTCAAGTTCTTGCTTTTGGTTAGTTAATTCATTTATATCATGTTGTAAACGCATAGCTGAAAACAGATTGCGTAGCATTTTATCATTCCTTTCCAAAAATTAATTCGTCAAAATCATATGGGTTAGTTGATTTTTTAATAGGTTTGCCACTAAGATCAATAAATAAGCCAAAAGAAGGCGGGTCTGTTTCTCCACTCAATCTAATAATGTAATATACATTTTTGTCTTTATTGTAGGCTGTTACGCTGGGGGTAGGTAAAGTATGTTTCATTAGACTCTCCCTTTTAATGATTTTTCTTATATTATACCACAAAGGAGAAGAAAAGTCAAGAGGAAAAGTTTGGATTGAAGAAAAAATTTATGGGTGGGGTTAGATAGGGTTGAAAGTGACGTAAATTTGATTTTTGATTTTGTTTTTTGATTGCCTTTTAAGTAACTTATTTATTATTAAGTAATTATATATAATATAGTTATATATTCATAAATTATCCTAATATAATAATTCATATATTATATATATAATAATATATAATTGTAACTATATTGTAACTATATTGTAACTATATTGTAACTTGACAAATTAAGTAATTTATGGTATAATTATATATAAATAAATATATATAAATATATATTTATACATTATATTTTCTTTTGGTACTTTTCTTTTTAAAATAATGGGTCTAGCCTAGTTAAATAGATTATATACCTTGTTGTAAAATTTTACTATTGACAAAATGCACAAAATATGGTATAATCAGTTTAGTTAAAAAATCGAAGGAGGTGAAATTATGTGGAGCGAAATGTCTTATAATCAATATAAACTTACATTTTCAGAAAAATTAGAGAACGAGCCAGATTTTGATGAAGATGTATTTTCATATTATACTTCAGCTAAAATAATTGCTAATCATTTTGTAGAAAAAGTAACAAGAGAGAAGGATTTAATTGGGACTGAATAGACAAGTTCATTTATATTCTATAGATACTAGTTCTTTTTATGATGAAAAAGAAATGTATATTCACCAACGGATGCTAAGACTTTATGCTCTAAGAAATAAAATAAAATTAATACAAATTAAAGCAAAAAAGAAAAAATCTAAAATTCAAAATCAATGGAAACTTGAATCAGTTAATAGAATACTTAGAAAACATAAAGAAGAATTGGTTAATTTGCTTGATTCTAAATTAAATCAAGAGTTAATAAGAAATTTAAGAACTGATGCTATTAAAGACAAAAATGTAATATCATTGTTTGATAGTTCAACAATTAGAGCTTTAAATTTAAAATTTAATAATCTTACAAATGATTTTTTTATTGTAAATGTTTTCTTTTTTCAAGTATTCAATGATATTATGAAAAATGGTTTTATGTACAACAATGAAAAATATATCTTCTTTTGTTCATCTGCTGGGCAAATTCGTACTAAAAAAGCTGTATTTATTAAAGAATCTGCATTTAAACAAATTGAAGGGCAAATTACTTGCGGGTTAAGCCTTGAAGAAATTAATCAAAAAGGTGGCTGTAATCCAAATAAATATTTGGCTTATTTCAGCCTTTCAAATTCTGCCACAGATGTATGGGAAGGGTTTGATATTGATAAATCTATTGTTGTTGATGATTTTGAAACAAATGTTCTAGGAACAGTAGATTTTATTGACGATAAAACTTATGAGATTACACGCAAAGAAATGCCAGTTCCTATTCCTCATATGGACGGCTGTGGAATTATGCTAGAAGGCCCTACTCGCATGGCTCGTTTACCTTGGGTAAAAGGTCTTATGGTTCAATATCCATTTGATGTGTGGCTTAAAGAAAAAGCCAAGCCTTATAATTACATAGTAAAAGATATTTATGGTAAGTCACATGATGTTATCGCAGAAGGTATTAAATATATTTTTACAAAAAGCCAATTTAAGATGTGGAAATATTATAATGATTGGGAAGATTATAAAGCCAGATTTAAAGCAAACAATTGCCAAGCCTGTTATTGCAATCCTGAAGAAGATAATATCCCAAATGCCAAGCTAAATTATCAATTTCTTCAATCTTTGACCGACATGAAAGATAATGAAATTGATAGGTTAATTAAACCAACTGTTGAAGACATTGAAAAAATTGGTAAAAATTACCAAACTTCTATGCGATTGCTTGGTGTGAATGATTATAACAAAAATCTAAGCTATATGCAACAGGCTTTGAAAATTTATCCTGAACTTATGCGTGACAAATACAATAAAGAAATTTTAAAAGATGTTAAGAAAAGTTTAGTCAAACGGGCAAAATCAGGTAGAGTAAGGACAAATGGTGGATATCGTTTTGTTAGTCCTGATCTTTATGCTTTTTGTGAATGGCTTTTTCTTGGTATTGAAACTCCAAAAGGTATTTTAAACAATGGAGAAGTATATTGTAAGGGATATAGCAATGGGGCTGAAATAGCTTGTCTTAGAAGTCCTCATTTGTATAGGGAGTGGCCTATTAGAAATAATGTGCAAAATGAAGAAATTGATAAATGGTTTGGTATGACCCAATGTGTATACACAAGTACATATGATTTAATTAGCAGAATATTGCAATTCGATAAACAGTCACAGTCGAACTCACAGGGAAACCGTGGGATATAAAATTGGGTGAACCTACAAAAGTAGGGTGTCGTTTTTTATTAAAACGGCTAACGGGGAAAGTTGAGTATAACCCCGTGGGAAGTTGGACGAGTGAATGAATAAAAAATTATTACTTAGAAATTGTTTAATTTTTTATTCATTCACTCATTCAAAACCTCTAACGACTATCGAAAGGATAGAAGAAAACCGTATAGGTTTTCTTTGAATAACCAAGTAGAGTAGGAGGGCGGTGCAAGTCCGTTTTCCGAAGCGCCCAAGACCTAAACCTGAAAGGGCATGGTTATGATATAGTCTGTAACTCCTATGTGTGACGGAGATAGATTACTAGTAATAAAAGACTATAATATTATAAAAGTAGCCAAACGAAATATGCAAGATATCGTTCCACTTTACTATGAAATGAAAAAAGCGCAACCAATTCAACTAACAAAAGACAGTATTTTTGATGGGATGATTAAAGCTTATTCCACTGGTAATATTGGCCCATATAGTAATAACATAAGCAAGATATGGAATGGTAAAGAAGTTGGCGAACAAGAAATTAATACCATCAAGTGGTTATGTATGGAAAATAATTTTGTGATTAGCTAAATAGTCACCTTATACAGTAATGTATATGTAAAAACTGGTGAACCTATAAATATAGGGTGTAAAAACAACGTTACAGTTCAAGCAGGAAATGGTTTGTTAATGTTTTTGCTAACAGGGAAAATCTAAATTGATTGTTGTATTAAAAATGAAGGAGGTGATTGATTTGGAATTTATTGGTGAAAATAAATTTAAAAAAGAAATTGGGATATATAAAATAACCAATTTAACTAACAATAAAGTTTATATAGGACAGACAAAAGAAAAGTTTCAACGAAGATTCTGGATGCATAGATGGGAATTAAGGAACAATATACATGACAACAGGCATTTGCAATCTGCTTGGAACAAGTATGGAGAAGAAAACTTCTCTTTTGAAGTTGTTGAAATATGTAAAGAAGAAGACATAGACGAAAAAGAAAAGAATTTTATTAAATTCTATAGGGGAAATGGTACATGTTATAATATACAAGATGGTGGCCAACCTTGTAATTTGCATTCTTACATATCACCAGAAATTAGGAAAAAGGTTGGCGAGTTAAATAGAAAACGAATGATAGGCAGTAAACTCTCAGAAGAGACAAAAAGTAAAATGTCTAAAACTCGAAAAGGGAAAAGAGTTTATCGAAAGAATGACAGCTTAACTAATGAGCAGATTATTTCTATTAAGGAAATGTTTATAAAAGGAGCTAATTCAAGAGAAATAATGGATATTTTACATATAGAATATAAACCTATCAATGCAATATTATCAAACAATGCTTATTCTACTGTATTTGTTGAAGAGTGGGATACTTTTTTAGAGAAACATAAAAAAGAAGTTCAAGATAAAAAAGAGAGAGGAAAAGAAATTATTGAACTTTACAAAGAGGGGTTCACCGTTCAGCAAATAGCATATAAATTAAATTGGGAATGGCATTGTGTAAAGTATTACATAAATAAATTAAAACAACAATCAACAAGACAACCTCTGTGCCAAGCCTCTAATGAGGAAGGTGCAACGACTATCCGTAAGGAGTAGGTTGTAGGTGAAAATCCTACTTCCGAAGTGCCAGTCCCCTTCTATAGAAGGGTGAAGATATAGTCTACTCCCCTAACAAATATCGGGAAACCGAGGGTATAAAGGAGATGCCGCAAAGACCCTATATATGCCAACTCGTCCTGAAGAAGTTGACGAAATTATAAAATCATATACAAAATCGAAAGTTCCTAATTTCTTTACTTATGCAAAAGATAAAACTGATGAGCAAGTTG